GCTACGCTCGCCCTTGCGTTCCATCTCGCCGTTCCGCGAAAGGATCAACTAAACCATACACCAAACCAGAAGGAATTACCCCTCCTCTAGATATTCCCTAACAGTTTGAATCCGCCATCGTCCATTTCGAATGGGAGCGTATTCTTTGTGAATGATGAGCGCGTGCACCCCTACCAGCGGGGGCGAGCGCTGATCGCGGGGTTCGGGTTGTAGTTACGGGAAATCATCGAAACCGGGCGGTTGGTAGGGGTTGCTTTGGCTTGTTCTGCATTGTCTTTTATATAGGACTGCGTGGTAACTTCACAAAGGTTTGAATAGTTGAAAGCCTCCTAAAGAATGTCTGTTTCTTGTCAAACCGAAGGCCATCCCAGATAACCCTAAACCAACTAAGAATTGAAGCGTCAGCGTAGCCGATCACATACGCCCGGAACAGTTCAAAATCCATCAGCTCTCCCTTCTTGTGATATGTATCTACGAATGCTCGTATCAACGTTACTGTCTCAATTAGAACTCGCTCGGGCGCTGAAACCAAGGTCTTGGTCAATCCCTCGTGAAGTGCCTCTCGGATACTGGCAAGATAGTCCCACTCTGCATTGAATAGGATGAGCGTCATTGGGGTAAGCGCTCCTCTAAACTTGATCATGAAATCGCTCTTTGCGGCGTCTAGCGGAGGGCCTGGTGCGAGCGATCCCATCGAATGCAACATGGTAACACGGATTCTGTGTTGAGTCTCAGGTGACGTAAACGCTGGGGGCACTTCAAGTATTCCCATGCCCGATGAATTCGGTCCGCCAATAGCCTGCAATTGAAGATGCACCGCTTCGTCCGGCGTGAAGTAACTGAATTGTGCCTGAGCAGTGTCCATTTATTGCGAACGTCGAAAATCAACCGACGAGTGCCCGTCGCGGGCACGTAGGTTGGATTTTCTGGTTGGGAACTTTCTTCATGGCAACCCCATCAGTTCACCATTTTGACTGTTGACAAGGAAGACCCCGTGGAAGAGATGGGCCATGTCCACCTCAATCAACCACACGAAGTCCCCTTTCTTTCCAAACCCTTCGACATCACGATTGAGTTTTCTCAACCCTCGGTCCAACATTCGAGAAAGATCTGACGCCATCCATTTTACACTTTCGGATCGTTCAGCAAGGACTTTCCACGCCGCATCACGGGTGGGCACTTTGCCTGAAGTGACCACTTTGACAACATCGCTTTGTTCCGGCTTCAATTTGTCGTTCGGCACCGAAAGGATCCCCGAGAAGTCATTCGTGCCGAAGAGCAAGGGAATGGCATTTGTGTTTGAACCTTGCTTCCATTCGGCATGCGAGGACGAAGCGCACAACAACAACGCGATCGTCAAGATTGTCCATTTACGTTTCATATTCATGTTCCCAGTTTTGTTCACGAACGCGTTCGGTTTGCACCAGCTCACGAGCGCGTTCGTGTTACAGTACAAACCGAACCCGGATGGGCGCTTCTCTCAAGCGCTCGTCCATCACGGCCATTTAACAGCCTGCTGAGAGCGTGCCAAGAAAATATGTTGGTAAAAAGTGGATCATCAGGGAGCTCCCATCAAGGAATTTGTTGCGTCCTGTCAGGATCATCCACCCTATTCCATTGCAACCGCAGTGCCTCCAACTGGTCCCGCAGGCTTGTTCCGCCTCCTCCCGTGGCGCTCCAGTGCGTCCGAACCCCATTCCGACGCAATAGGCAGTGCTGATACTGGGCCAGCCGGGCCAGCGGCATGAAGAGGATACGTTCCTCGGGCCAGCCGGTTTCTGCGGCGACGGCAAACACCTGGGCTGCTAGGAAACCTGGCTCGTCGCAGGGAGTCCGGTCAGCCCCGCGCCCGTCACCCGGCTCATGCGTGTGGCGTGGCGTCATCCTTGGGGTTCCACTGCGTTCTCAGGATTGCGAGGCGGTCTTTCAGGGAAATCTCTGGGCCGCCCTGCACATGGTTGCTCCACCGCGTGCTGATGCCGTTCCTGCGCAACAGGCAATGTTGGTATTGTGCCAGGCGTGCCAGCGGCATGAACATGATGCGTTCCTCCGACCACCCGGTTTCGGCGGCGATGGTGAACACCTGTGCGACTAGGAAACCGGGTTCGTCGCACGGCGGGGCTTTTTTCCCCGCACTCCGGTCGCCTCGGCCTGCGCCGCCTCAAGCTCGCTGGTCTGCTGCTCCAGACGCTTGAAAGCGACCTTGAAGTCTGCCGGGGTGAAATCGCCACAGAAGATCAAGGCCTGCTCGCGGAACTCCTGCTCGTCGAACGATGCTCTAACAACCTCGGGCCACGGGGCGCAATGGATGAACACGAATCCGATGATGGACCGGGTGAACTCGGGGGTGCCGTCTTCCAGCACGGGCGCGTTTTCATCCTTCCCGGCCTTGCCTACCAGCGGGTTGCCGGTGCGGAGCATCACGTCGTATGTCGCCAGCGAAAGCGGGCGCATCGTGTGTCCTCCGATCATGGTTTCAACATCGCTGAAAGCGGAGGACAGTCTGTCTTGTCGTTGGTTGTCGTTCATGGTGTGGATCTCAGAGTTTGCTCAGGAAGAAGTCTTCGGTTCGCGGCGTGGCGTTGAGCGGCAGGAACAGGATTTTTCCCCGGCGCCGGATGCAGGCCATCGGGATGTTCTGCTTCACCTTGTCCACGAGCCGCTCCCGGTTCAACAGGGCGCACTTGATGTACGCGAACGGGTGCTCAGGATTGGCGATGTGCCATGTCTCGTTGTTCCAAGCCTCTATCAATTCGCCCGTCTTGTACTTTCCGCACAGGCTCACCGGCTCGAAGAACCACACGGTGCGCTCTCCCTTGATGCCGTCTCCTACGACTTGGATGAACGGCTTGGTTGCCAGCGGGACGCCGCAGGCTGTTAGGGCGGCGGCGAGACAGGTGTTGCTGGTGGAAGTCGATGAAACGTGAACTGTTGCGTTCATGGGTGGGATCTTGGTTAGGGGCTGGAATTACGCAGCCATCAGAGGCCAGTTGACGGCTGACACGTCCACCTGTTGGAAGTCCTCTTGCGCGGCCTTGCGACTCAATCCCATGAGAACGGTCTTGCCGCCGCTGGATGCCATGTGGTCCGGTATGGTGTTGGCAATCGTGAGCACGGCACCGAGCTTGGAAGCGAATGGCGCGGAATCAGGGATCAGACCCGAGAATTTGATGTCGCACTTTTGTTGCCAGAGCGCCACACCGATGACTTCCCCGATCTTGCTTAGGACGGGCCTGTCCTTCTGCGAGTAATCGTAGCTGATGTCGGAAATCAACATTCCGGACTCATCGGCATTGATTCCCCATACTCCTGTGGTTCCAAGTTCGGTTGCGGCCATTTGACCTCTGGAATGATGTCAACTACACCGCCGATGCGATGGCCTCGTAGGTTATCACGGACTCCCGGCCACGCGATTCGTCGGGCGACGTGCTGCTCTCGCGCAACATCAGGGCGTGCAGTATGAAGGTGCTTGAGTTCAGGGCGGTCTTGATCATCCCCCTGTCGGCCAGCAGGTCGGATAATGCCTTTGCCATCGCCGCGTGATCGGCCGACCCGGTGTCGTCGATCTGCGTGAACAAATGGACATCCAGCTTGACCCGCGAGGTGTTGGGCGGGGCCGGAACGCGCTTCGACTCGGGCGCGTCCAGCACGATGCACGGGCGGGTGCGGACTTCATCACGGTTGGCGACATGGACCGGGACGCTTGCGGGGAATTCATCCGGCCTGTTGGAGTCAATCCATTCTGCCAGCTTCGACGTTAGGGCGTCTTCGATGATCTGCGACATGAACCCGGCACGGCGTCAACCGAGCCCGGTTATTGCTCGAAATTCAGGCCGTATCACCCGTCAAAAAAGGGCGGAAAATGCATCGGTTTTGCTGGTAATTTCAGGTGGAATTTGCCATAAAACGTCGCTATGAAATCAATCATCATGCTCCCAAAAACCACCCCCTCAATCCTCCATGAACCGAAAGAAAAACAGGGTGGTTTTCCACGCTGGTTGCTTACGGAAATCCACGACGATTTTATGACGCAATCCCACGAGAAAAGCGATCTGTCACCCGCTCTCAAAGGCATGCTCCTCAAAGACGAGATCGGACGGAGTAAGAATAATCCGCCATGGTCGTTGGTGGAGCACGTCATCCGCGAACTCGATCCCGGCCGCTTCAATAGTTTCGTCTGTCTATCAGTCCGGGGCAACACCTACGTCCAGTGCCTCCGCGGGTTCAATGGGTGGCACCTTGAATGGCGGATCACGAATCCGTCCGGCAGCTACGTCCATTACCGCGCCTGCTACCCCGGAGCATCGAAAAAATCCTTCGAGCTCAAGAAACACAATCATGTGAGTCCTGGACAACACCGTGACCTCCTCAATCTTGATGACGTGGTCGATGCATTCCGCTTTTTCCACCAGAATCATGGCTTGTTGCCCTGGTTGAAGTGGCGGGTGCTGGATATCTAACGGACTGACTTCAACCGGCGCGGCGGTTCATGCGGCTGTTCTCGCGGTCCGTGATAATCCGCAGAGAGGTCGCCAGCGCCTTGCGCAAGCGGATCGCGGCGAAACCAAGAGCGCGGTCTATCGAACTATCAAGACACACCTGGCGGATATAGCTCAGGTTGTTGACCAGCGTCACGCCCGGGTTGTCGCCGGTTTTCACGCGGGCCGTGCCGGGGGCCTGCTTGTGACGTGTCGCCCATTGCGCTGCACCCCTGACACGTCCGCCGATGGCCTTGGCCGCGTTGATCCACGAGCCTTTGGCGAAACCGACCCGCTTCTGGATGCGTGTGATATAGGTATCGAGCGCCTTCGGGCTGGTGACGACCATCGCGGGACGCTTGCGGGTGACGCGCCCTTTCTCATTGCGACTCTGCTTGTGGAGGTTCGGGTCCAGACGGCCGATTGTCAGATCGTTCCATGAGGATGAGGATTTCGCGAGCGTGTCGCGCGCCTTCGAGAAGCGGCGGTTCGTGACCTGCGCCCAAAACCGGTCGGCATCTTCGGGGTTCGTCTGCTTCATCTGCTCATACGCGTCGGGCGGCAGGGCGAACACCTTGCGGATGTTGCCGGCCACGGACTTTTCCCCCTGCTGCCGTGCTTTGTCGGTGAACCCGAACGGGCGGGTGTGGCGGGCCAGTTCCACGGCCAGCCCCCGCGCCTCCTGCTTCACCAGGGATTCGAGGGTGCGCCCGATCTTCTGCGGGAATTGCTTGAGCAGGCGGACCACATCATCCGTCCCGTGCATCCTGGCGGTGAACCGGAAGTTACTCATCGGTGGTGGAGAGGCTGAGTGTTAGAATGGGAGAGCGCGGATGGCTGGAAACCTGCGAGATGCGGTATTCGGCCCCGTCCACCTCGATGCGCTCGCCGAATTTCGGGAGTGTGATGGGAAACGCCAGCTTCGGCACCCGCAGGCTGAGGTCGGGCGATTCCACGAACCCGCCCATCTCAATTTGCTGGTCGCGCTTCACGCGGCTAACGAGCACCAGCAGGTCGAGTCCCTGCCACCGCGCTTGCACACCATGTTCTGATAGTAGCTGCTGTAGGTCAGATAGAATTTCCGATTCGAGGTCCATGCCTGGGTGATGGTGTCAAAATGAAGCACCCTCCCCGGTTTCCCAGAGAGGGTGCCCACGAACCCTGTTATGCCAATGCAGGAGAATCAGGAATACTCGCCCGCCACCAGGTTGATGCGGCAGGCGGATGTGCCGTCGAGTTCGATCAGGGCCGGACCTTCATGGACGACGAACACGGTGGGCGCGTTGGCTTCCTTGGTGGCCGCGCCGACCGGGATCTGAGCACGGGAAGTCATCAGGTGAACCATGTCGCCGGGTGCCAGGGCCAGGCCGAGGTTGGCGGTGAGCGTGATCGACACCCCGGCCTGCACCGAGGTCACCACGCCGCGCACGCCGGTTCCGGTGGCTAACGAGAATAGCACCACCACGTCGTTCTGAGCCGCCCCGGAGTATGGCACGCAGTTCACCACGGCCTGGGCGGACGCGCTCGTGGCGGTGACGACAGTGGATGTGGTCGGTGCCTTGAATGTTAGAAGCGAGCCCGCCTTGTCTGAGGTGGCATTCACATACTGGACTCGGACGCGGTCACGCCCACCGGCGGGAACGACGACGTGGCTCAGGGTGGATCCGGCATTGCCGGTTTGGCTGAATGGAAGCATGGCTTTGGTTGTTAGGTTGGAGGTTTGGTTAGGGTTTGACGATCCGCTTGAGGGCATCGGTCTTGGCGGCGACGAAGCCATAGAGGCATTCGAGGGTGACGAACACGCGGTTGGCGCGGGTGTCGGTGAAGCGCAGGTAGCCAAACGTCATGCCGGTGGCGGGATCGGTGACGGCACCGGCCTGCTGATAGTCGGCCACCGGTTGGAGGTAACGCATGGCCACCGCCACCGCGCTGGCATGGGCCGCGAAGCCCACGAGTTTTTCCGCGTGGTCGGACGGGATGATCGTCGTCTCGTGCAGGTTGAATCCGGCGAGCCGTTTCACCATGCCTTCGGTGACCGCCGGCGCGTTGAGGTTCAGGTTGAAGCTCTTGGCCACCACGTCGTCGGCCAGCAGGTTGGTGAAGTAACCGGCGTCGAGCACCAGCGAGCGTGGATTGGGCGGCATCTTGGCATTGCCGCAAACCTCCCGGATGCCGAGCACTTTCTTGTAATCAAACGAGGTGGCGGCCAGCGCCGGGATGCCGGGCGCGCCGTAGGTGGCGGCGGTCACCACCGAGAGGATGTCCACCAGCACGTCCTGCGCGAGTTGTTGGGCCGCGGCCTCGACGAGGGTTTCGAGCGTGTTGAGGGCGGTCTCCGCGTTCTCGCGCGCCGAGACATGTACGGTCTTGTACTTGTGGCGGTTGAGCACGACCGGTGCCACGGTCACCGTGGAATCGGCGTTAGCCGTGTAGTCGCCGGCGAAGTCGCTCGACGTGCTGGGCGCACCAACCAGGGGCACTCGCACCGTGTCGAGCTTGTCGGCGGGTAGCGGGCTGAAGTCGATGGAGAATGCCGTGACCGGCAGCAATTGAGCCATGAAGGGCATGAGTGCCCGCTGGGCGACCTTGATGTCTTTGACGTTGGTTAGGGTATTGGACATGACGATGTGTTAGGCTTGGTGTTTGAGGATGAGAGCTTGTTGTTCAGGGGTGAGCTTGCGCCAAAAAACGGTTTGCGCGGCGGGATCAGTGATGGCAGCGAATTGCGCGTGCAGGTCGGCGGCCTGGGTGGCATCCCCCGCAGGAGTGACGCGGGCCGGTAGCGTGGTGCCGGTGGAGGCGACGACCCGGGCAACCTCGGTCTGGACGCGGGTGTCGAAATCCGTCTGCGATGCCTGGAGTTGAGCAACGCGCGTTTGCAGGGCGGTGGCGTCGCACTGCGCCGCCTGGAGTTGGGCAACACGGGTTTGCAGGTCGGTGGCACTGGTGGTCGCCGTATCGCGCTCGGACTTGAGCGTGTCGATTTCGGCGGTGAGCAATCCGACTTCGCCGCGCAGCGAATCAAGATTGGTGGAGGCTTCGGCCAACAGGTCGGCTTGGGCTTTGTAATCCCGCTGGAGGTCGGCGACCTGGGTGCGGGCATCGGCTAGCATGTCTTCGAGTGATGCGTTCATCGCACGGGATTGCGTGTCAACCGACGCGTGATACACCCGCAGGCGGCGCATGGCTTCGGCGCGGTCCGGAACCATGCCCGCCAGGTTGAATCGCTGGGCCTGCCGACCGCTGAAGGTTTGCCCTTCCATCGCCTCGGCGGGAATCGAACGCCCCCGCGCCAGCACGGCCGTATGAAATTCCTGTGCCGTCTCGGCGATGTTGGAACGGATGAGTTCACGTTGATCGTCTGTAAGGGGTGTGCCGGGTGCGCCCATCGCCTTGTATTTGCCAACGGCGAACACCTCCACCTTGATCCCCTCGGCATCGAGCGCGGCGGTGTCATCGATCACCGCTTGGACGACTCCGATGGATCCGACTTGCGCGGATGGCGTGGCGTAGATGGCGCGGGCCTGGCTGGCGATCCAATAGGCCGCCGATGCCATCAGGCCGGAGGAGAACGCATAGACCGGCTTGCGTTCGTTGATAGAGGCGACGGTCGCCGCCAGTTCTGGTGTGCCGGCCACGGTGCCGCCGGGCGAGTCGATGTCGAGAAACACGGCGCTGATGTCGTCACGCTGGCCGGCCTCACGCAGGGCGGCGCCGACTTCCTCGGAGTCGGTGGCGCGGAACAGCACGCGGGCGAAGATGTCTGGCTTGCGCAGGATCGGGCCGTCGATGGCAACCACTCCGATGCCGTCCTCCACACTTAAGAGCGGGCTGGACTGGCTGGGTTGGGGTAGAGCGGCACCGCGATCCAGGAACGAACGGGATGCTGCTGCCATCGAACGCAGGGCTTCTGGCTGGATTAGCCACTCACGACTTTGTAGGAAAACCGGATTCACGCCCTGCTCCCGGTGTCAACGCGGTTCACCGGAGACGGCGTTCGCTCGCGCTACCAGCCGCCTCCGGCGTTTTTCCTATTCGACCGCTGCGCGCGTTTCCGGCAGCACTCGCGACATCCCGCTGGTCCCTGAACCCGGCACCGCATGACAGCGGGAATTCCGCCGCCATGATCTCACCGAAGGGAAGGCTTTACATGCCCTCAAGGGCCTGGCAACACGGAAGCCGATGTTGTTGTTCTCGTTCGACGGGTCGTTGTTGTTGCGGTTCGAGGAGGCCAGGTTGTTGTCGTTGTTGTTCCAGGAGCCCCCACGCAGCCCGCGCGACGAGCCGGACATTTTCACGCGGGATGCCGCACACGTTTTCTGCCACCCAGCACCGCCGCCCGCAAGCGCCAACTGTCCGCATGGCTCACATGGCCGATCCATGAGCGCACGCTCGCCCCGATTTCCACCACCGTCCCGCTCTCCTTCAACCGCCCCAAGCGGTTCACATACCGCCTCACGCTTGCCCCGCGCACCTTGATCCGGCCATTGGCATAACACACGAACCCGCAGAAATCCGCGCCTTCCCGATCCGTCCTACAAACCCGGTATTTGTCAGGGTGGATTGTTAGCCGAAGGGCTTTCAGATACGCTCTCGCCTGTCGGCCCCACTCTCGTGCCTGTTCCCGGCTCTCCGCAAACAACAGGAAATCGTCCACGTAGCGCACATAACCCTTCACTCCCAGTTCATGCTTCACGAAATGATCGAAGCCGTCCAGATGGATGTTCGCGAAAAACTGGCTGGTCAGATTCCCGATAGGCAGACCGTGCCGCCGCACCCGACAATCAAACAAGTCCTCAACCCATTCCATTTTCCGGCCATCATCATGGCTGTCGAGAATCCTCCGGATCAAGCCCAATACATTCGCGTCCGCCACGGTCATGCCGATGCGTTGCAGCAGAATGTCATGGTCGATGCTGGCGAAATACCGCCGCAGGTCACACTTGAGCACCACCGGGAAGCGTCGGGCATATTGTGCGCAGCGCCGCACTCCGGCGTGGGTGCCCTTGTCTTTCCGGCAGGCGAAGCTGTCCTCGATGAATTTCCTCTCGAAGAGCGGCTCCAACACCCGCACCAACGCGTGATGCACCACCCGGTCCCGGAACGGTGCCGCCGCCACCCGCCGCAACTTCGGTTCGTGAATGTCGAAATAAGTGTAGGGGCCGGGCCGCCAGGTGTCCGTGGCAAGTTGCTCGTGCAGGCGCACCGCGTGCGTCTCCCAACGGGCATGGAAGCGGGCGGCGGCGGCTCTGCTCATTTTGCCACGCATGGCCGTGCGGGCGGCTGCCATCACGTTTTCCAACGAGCAGACCTGCGGGTGGAGGTTATTGTAGGTGTGCGCCATGGCCGCTATTCCTGCGCCGCTGCGCCACTACCACGGCTTTTCAGCCAGCCACCGACCATCCGGCCACACTCATTGAGTTGCAGTGCGCTGAACTCGAACTGCTTCGGTGCCAGCAGCTTGCGGTCATGCGCCATGCGGATGATCCAGCGCGTCATCTCAATGCCTTCGTTCGCCTTCACCAGCAACTCCACCTTGTCCTTGGCATAACTGGCCTTCACCAAGGACTCCAGCACGTCCATCACATGATTGGACAGCCGCTGGCCGAGAATGAAGCGCTGGCTCTTCGGAAAGCTCTCCACCCGCTCTAACACCCATTTGGCGTAGGCATACCATTTCACCAGAACAATGGGTGCGTCTGATCCGGGTGGTTTCATTTTTCAGAAAAAAATCGACCGCCTGCGGCGGCGTGTTGTAGCGGCGCTCTGTGAGCGTCGCAGCCCATGAGAAGAGAAACGCCTTTGCCACACAAAAGCAACGACGGTCATAGACCGCCGCTACAATTCAAAGGGCAAAGGGATAAAGAATTAAAGGGAAACCTTGCCACGTCTGCGCAGAAGCAAGCCGCTGGAGACGAGGGCGAGTGTGGAGAGCAGCGACGCTGGTTCAGGGACCGCAGCGAGTTCGCTGCTGGCAACACGGAAGCCGACGCCGTCGTACTCGCCCGACGGGACGGAGTTGCCGCGGGCCGAGGAGGCCAGGGTGCCGCCGTCGTCGGGCCAGGCGCCCCCACGCAGCCCGCGCGACGAGCCGGACATATCGTTGGTCCCAGAATAGTTCGTTTCCATCCATTCCCAGACGTTGCCGCCCTGTCCCATCGTGCCGTATGTGCTCAGACCACCCGCGCTGGTGATGTCGGCAGGGCTGGATTGCCCGTTATAGACTGCTGTTCCCGAAGCAGTCCCGCTGGCCACCGCCGTAGGTACGCTGTCGCTGCCGGTCGCGTAGTCCCAATAACCGGCACCGCCAGTCTTGTTCGGATCATAATACGCCGCCTTATACCACTCGTTCTCGCTCGGCAGGAAATACTTCGCGTTGCTATTGCGGAAGGGATTAGCGGCGTTGTAGCCGGCATCGCCGCTGGCCCAGAGGGCGATGTTGTCGTTCACGCCGCTCGTTGTGAATTTGTAAGCCGCCACCGAGCCGCTCGATGCATTGAGCCAGTTCACAAAGCGTGCCGCCTCGTTCCAAGAAACCGACGTGGCGGGCATGTCGGCAGTGCGACTGGTGTAGGTGATGCCGAGACCCCCAGCAGTGTTCGCTTTGGAGACCATGTCAACGCTCACCTCGTAGCTGCTCATCCGAAACGCGTTGGCCACCCCGCCATACCCCGCAGGGCTAGTGTCATTCGCATTTCCAGGGTTGCCGATGTCCACGAAATTCATCGTGAAGGCATTTCCTCCAGTGCCAAACGTGTCGATGCTGAGCGAGGCCGATGCTGTGGTGACGAGCGAAGCGCTGACCAGAACGGACAGCCCGAGTGATCTAATGATGGGATGTTTCATAGTGATTTGCATATAAGACTCCGCATTTTGTGCCCCCCCCCGCGCCGCGAGTCAATGACATTTTCCGCCAGGCCCAATTTATTTTCCGCCCGGTTGCACCGTCACCGCCGAACCCGATGGCTTCCACAGCATCTCCACCGGCACGCCATACTTGGCCGCCGTTTCAAGAATCAGCTTCGCATCACTGGCGCGGCGTTCGATTTCCTCGCCAAAATCCGCCCCCAACTCCTGAAAGTGATCGCTGAGGGTTTTCAGTCCCATTTCAACGTCGGCGCGGTTCTGTTGGGCTTCGCGACCCGCATCGACGGTGACCCTTTTCGGCGGAACGGAACTGATCTTCCACCATCCCGCGATAGGCGGCAACAGGCCGCGGCTGATGGCGTCGCCGATCACGTAGGCCCACACCGGGCGGATGAACCTCCGTTCGAGGATCATTTGGCGGAACGAAAACCGACGATCCGCCTTGGCAACCACGAGTCTAACACCCGCGCCGCCGATCTTGCTGGAATCCGCCGCGAACTCGAACGGGATCATGCCAAGCGCGGAATCGCGCC